GATGAAGCAGCTTTTATTTCAGATGAAGATATTGAAAAGGCAATGCAACAATGGAAAGAAGAAGCACCAGCTAAATTTAAAGAATTGCTGGAAGCTGATAATGTTGAATGATTTAGCTGCTTTTAGTGATGCCATAATGTCCACCAGGATGGACGCTGAGTGGTCTTACGACCGCAAAGTTGGACGTTATAGAAATGAAAAGGGGCAATTCTTAAGCAAAAAAGCAGTTGGTGCTATTGTCGATGGTCGCATTAGCAAACTTGAGCAACAGCTAAAAAGCTTCACAGAAAAGCTTGTCAATAGTTCTATAACCTTGGAGCAATGGCAAGGCAGTGTCCGTGAGGCAATTAAAATCGCTCATATACAAGTTGCCACTATTGGCTATGGCGGTAAAGCTGAAATGGGACGTAGCGAATATGGCCGTATCGGTCAACGTCTACGTTCTGAATACACCTACCTACAAGGCTTTGCTCGTGATTTAATTGATGGTCGCATTTCAGCACCAATGGCAATGGCGCGTATTGGCTTGTATGCACAAAGCGCTCGTGGTTCGTATTGGCAAGGCACTGAAATGAAGGAGCAACAGCGAGGCTTTTCGATGATGCGGAGAGTGCTAGATGATCAAGCAGTGCATTGCCAAGATTGCATTGGTTATGCAGCGCGTGGCATGGTCCCTATTGGTAGCGTTCCTATGCCTGGTGTGCGTTGTGCATGTGGCGCACGGTGCAAATGCACGGTTAAATACTTTAGGCAGCAACCACAAGCTGTGCCAGTATAGTAAGGCAAAGCTTGAAGCCCATGAAAGTCCTTGTGGGAGACACTGGTTTAATTGGCAGAGTTTTGCAGCAATCTACTAACTTTGATGCCACCTTTAATTCCAGCAACATTCACGAGCTGCCGAATATTGCCAATATGCCGGGGCAAGTAGACGAGCTGTATCTTGCATGTCTGCCCGCGACGAAGTGGCTAGTTAATCAAGACCCAGCAAAAGATTTAAACAATATTCTTTCCATTGTCGATGTATTGACGACAGTTTGGGCGACAAAAGTAATTCTTATTTCTACCATTGATATTTATCAACATACTGACTGCGGAGCAAGTGAAGACTTTTGGACACATTTTGGCCCATTAAGTTACGGCTCCAACAGGCTTCTATTTGAAACACTTATCCAAAACACGCTTGCTTTTAACACTTGCATTGTGCGGCTCCCCGCTGTCTTTCATCCGCTCATTAAAAAGAACATTTTATTTGACTTACTTAATGATAATAATGTGGAGCAAATCAATGGCAACTCGGCCTATCAGTGGTATCCACTTAATCGCCTATGGCAAGACATTCAATCGGTAAAAGGCGAAGGTGTAATCAATCTGTTTCCGCCTCCCATTGAAACTTTGGACATTATTGACAAGTTTTTTCCGAATGCGCAAATCGCTTCTGGGGATCGAATTTCTTACGATTACAGCACCATGGCCACGCAAAGTGGTTATTGGCTTTCCAAGGATGAAGTGATGCAAGAGATGGAGGCATTTATCAATGAAGCTCGGAGTTAGCGCGATTGGCTGGGAAGCCGAGGACCATTCTGAAATCGTGCTGCATCTTCCCGATGGCATTGAACTATTAGAAGCAGTGCCTTTTAAAAGGCACAGTCGTTTTTCTGGCTGTCTACAAAAATATTCTGCTCAATCGTTGTTCTACGGCATGGACATTGATGCGTTTTGGAATGAACAGGCTTTTGATCTGTGCTTGGCAAAGTTAATAGCAATGGCGCAAAAATATGAATGGAAAAGAATGGTACTTGGCAGTCCAGGGTTGCGCAAAGATGACAGGCGTTATTTAATGGACGCGCTTGCAAGAAACAACGATGCGCTTGCCGCCATTGATTGTATTGTTTGCATTGAGCCCGTGGCTAAGCCATATGGTGGTGAATACTTTTTCACGGTTGAAGAAATTGTTCAAAGCCTTGCCGAGTATTCTTTATCGCACGTAGCAACAATGATCGACACAAACAGTGCATGGCTAGAGAGTCAATGGCCAGAAGACGTGCTTCTTCAATACTTTCCATACATTAAGCATGTCCACATTAGTGACCAAAACATTGGCGCCATTATTTGCCAGGACAAGCACGAACGTTTTGCAGAGGCGTTGCGCAATACCGAGTATGAAGGCGGAGTGATTCGCGAGCTATTAAAGGCAAAAAACCATCCAGGTGAGTACGATTATTTCGCTCAAATTTACAAGCCATCCAGCATTTGACGCACTCGCTCTTCAATTAAGTAGATGCCTTGAATTTTGCCTGTGTAGCAAGACAGAAGATTGTCTTGCTGTTTGAATAATGGCGCTCGATAGGCACTGGCATTACTTCGCTTGCTTTTCATTGAAAGCACAATGCTGTGCTGAGAGAGATGGTTTGAAAAATCAGGCCAGTAATGACAAACGTGATTTTCTGCTTTACGTCTAAGCTGTTCCAACTGTTCCCTTGATGGTTCTTCGTTGACAGGAGCGACTGATTCCGTCGCAACGCTATGCACCACATGACTTAAAGAAACGGTGCCATCATGAAATGGATAAAAAGAAAACAATGGCCCGTCAATATAAGTAAGAGCGCCAAAAGGCAAAGGCTTTTGAACGCTATAAAGAAACATTGCCACTGCTTCAAAGTATTCATTCTTTGATGGTTTCAATAGCGCATTATTAGTGCAATCAATTACCAAATCAAAGTCGCTTTTTAATCTTTCTACATCCTTGCTTGTAATTTCGCTTTGCTTGAACAATGGAGATAGCCGCTCAGAAAAGAATTTTTTGGCCTCTATGGGGGAAATGTAGCGCTCCTGTGTGCGCCAGACCATAGAAGTGTCACGGAGGAAGCTAGTCTCAACTTCTTCGTGTTGCCAAAGCAATGGAGAGAAAATAGTCTTAATAGTTCCAGCATCTAAAAGGCTCTCGTCCTCTGGCACTGCGTACAAATTATTTTTTACAGCATAAGTAAGTGCTCCATATTCATGCATAAAACGATCAAAAGTGAGCCGACACAATGCGCGTGTGGCAGAATTTCTAGCGTAGTGGTAGCCAAGGTGAAGGCGGTTTTGGTTGATCAGTGAAGCGCCATGGAACGGCTCATGCTTGCGATCAAAAAGCGTGATGCAATATTCATTCCTAAGCTGATAGGCCAAGTGACATCCCACCCATCCAGCGCCAATAATTGCCAGTTGTTTCATTAAATGTCAATACAAAGGTGAGGCTGAACGCCCTGCCAGTTACTTTTGGCTTTGGACAAGTCCAATTGAGGGAAGTATTCAATGCGGCGTTGCGAGCCAGTGCCATACGGGTCGGCGTGCCCCTGGCAATTCCACTCGTCAGGGCCATGACTATCTAGATGGTAAACATGGCAATGTGCGTCTTGGAGTTTCCAAAGCATGTAATCCTCGTTTGGCACTCCCCATTGCTTCCACTGTTGAAGTGCCTCTGGAGAGCTGTCCATGTTTTTGATGGCCATTAAGCGATCTCGATGCTGCATGAGATAGTCGTGGCGATACAGGCCAATACTCATTGACGGCGTGTATTTCATTGCAACCTTTTCTGGTGCATCCACAGGAGGCTCATAAGCTAATTGCTTAAAGGCCACGCCTGCAATGCAGGTGTCATGCAGAAGGAACCAATATTCGCTTTCCATGGAGTGCTCAACAATTTCAATGAGCGGGGTGTATTCAAAAGAATTTTGCTGCGTTAGCAACATTGGAACGCCTTCGCAGCCTGTCAAAGTATGAGCAGTCTGTCCACCATTCACAATTAATATTTCCTCTGGTTCGATACCAGCCGCAAGCAAGCTTGGAATAATTACTGGAATGGTATGGGGCGCAAACTTCTTGCAAGTACTGATACAGAAGCGAATCGAGCCCTCTGGAAGTGCCATTTAGTCCCCTTTTTGTCATCAGTATAAAAGCCCACTAGGATGGCGAAGATTCACGAAGGATTATGGCTCGCGTTCTTTATTGCGGTGACGCATTCGTTCAAACGGGCTTTGGACGAGTGGCTGAATACCTGCTCCCTGCGCTTGCTGAGAAGCACGAAGTGCATGTGCTCGCCGCTAATTACCATGGCGACCACGATGAGGAGGCCATTAAATACAAAACTTACCCAGCCATGGTGCATGGCTCCGACCCATTTGGCAGCCATCGTATTGCCGAACTAGTTCAAACCATTAAGCCTGATCTCGTATGGGTGACGAATGATCTGTGGGTGGCTATTAACTTGTGGGGGGCAGTAAAGACTCTCAGGGAAACAATTCCCTTTAAATTTTTTGTATATACGCCCATTGACAGCTATGGCATTTTCCCTGAGCTAAATGGTCCAGTGAGCGAATGGGATGGACTCGCCACTTACACAGAATTTGGCAAAGAAGAGCTAATCAAGATGGGCTATGAAAAGCCTATCGCCGTCATTCCACATGGCACGGACTTCACTAAATTTTTCCCCATTGACCCTCTTGAATGCCGCAAGGAGCTAGGAGTACCAGAGGACACGTTTATTGTCTTCAATGGCAACAGAAACCAGCCACGTAAGCGCATTGACTTGACCATCAAGGGCTTCATTGAATTTGCCAAGGACAAACCTGATGCTCGCCTATGGCTGAACATGGGCGCCAGGGACATGGGATGGGACTTGGTGCCATTGTTCAAGCGTGTGGCGCGTGACGCGGGGTACGACGCCACTGGGAAGCTCATTCTTACAAGCCCACATTTTTCCACCCACAATTGTCTTTCTATCGAGCAATTGAACAAAGTTTACAACTGTGCAGACATTGGTCTTAATACTTGTATTGGCGAAGGGTGGGGTCTGGTGAACAGTGAACACGCCGCTACAGGCGTGGCACAAGTGGTGCCTGACCATACAAGTCTTAAGGAGATCTTTAACGACGTCCCTCGCATTGTTTGTAACGGCGCCGAAACCGATAGGAATTATGGACTAGAGCGCTTGCTGCCTGACCCCAGCAGCGTGGCTGACATCCTTAACTACTACTACGAAGATCGCGATGCTTTGAAGGCTGCTGGTAATTGGTGCTGCAAACGCATTAATGAAAAGCAATTCACTTGGCCTGTTATCACCAAAAAGATGATGCGCATAGTGGATGAAGTACTTGGCAAGCCACAAGAGCAAGATGTTTTCAAAGGCTTTGGCACTCCTGCAAAAATTGTTTGACCATCATGCAAGTATCACAAATCTTTCTTTCCGATAATGGCGCTGAACTTTCACCATTTCTGGGACATGCCACTGGCACCGTACGTCAGGCATTCCCCGGCGCAGACCATCAAATTTACACAAAGGAAACCCTTCGCGCCTTTATTGAAGCCAACTATTCAGCGGAAGTACTATGGGCCTACGACTGTCTAAAACCCTATTCGTATAAAGCGGATATTGGCAGGTTTTGCCTGCTTAACAAGCTAGGAGGGTGGTATATGGATATTGCCATCAGAATGGTAAATCCAGTAGAGGTGGGAGAGCGTATTAAGTTCTTGGCATTCAGAGACATCCAGAGATTTAGTTACACCTCATGGGCGTGTGCCACGACAGTGTTGTACTCGCAGCCAGGCAATTTAGCTTTACAGGCGGCAATCGAAATGATTGTCGCTAATTGCAAGGAACAATACTATGGCATCACGCCATTGTGTCCTACTGGCCCGACGCTACTAGGAAAAGCATTGGCAAGCAATGGAAGTCAGGCTGATTTCGTCTACGGCGATTATCTAGAACTGACACCCACGCACGAACAAAAGAATCGTGCCTTCGTGCTACCCGATGGCACCATCATGGCGTGGAGCAAGCCTTCTGGTGGCGGTGACTTGACTGGCGTTGGGGCCAAGGGTGTAAACAATTACAACGAACTTTGGGCTGCGAGGCAGGTATATGCAACCGTCTGATTGCGCAATTTATGTCGTGTGCATTCCTGGCGAAGAAGTGCGTTACCAAGCGCAGTCTCAAATTATTCCCATCATGGGAGGAAGTTATAGTCTTAATGAAAACGAACGAGAAAAGTTGCGACTAAAGGGTTACGCTTTTGACGATGAAAACGCTGACTATTCCTCCTTGAATAAATATTGGGGGGAGCTGTCTTGTATTCATTGGATGCTTAAAAATGCAAAACAAAGTAATATCGGAAATGCTCAATATCGGCGCAACTGGATAGAGCCAGCGGAGATTTGGTATGTAAAAGATACTTTATATGTGCCAGAATTTGCAGAGTTTAGCTGCAGCCTTGAGCAGCAATTTTATGGCGGACACTCGGGCTTTGATGCACCTGCTATCACGAAAGAGCTGGCGGATAGTGGCGTATGGGCATTTACCAGAGAAGAGATTGATAAGCTGTGGGCTCAAAATTTATTCATTGGTTGCAACATGGCGCGTGGCCCGAGGATTCATTATCAATTATTCATGGAAACATTATTCACCTGTTTGTCACCTATATGGAGCCGATACAAGGAGCGCTTTCTTTCTGTTGATGGTTATGACAAGCGTGCCTTAGCCTTTATATCTGAACGATTGATAACAGGCCTGGTGCTATATCGCGACAAATTCTTCCCTAATATGAAAATTGAAACAGCCCCAATAGGCTTTATTTCTTAGAGCGAAATTTTTATCATGACCAAAAAAGAAAAGCAAGTAAAAATTGCTTCTGTAATGAAAGAATTTGGAGCCGGTACGCTTAAAAGCAGCAGCGGTGAATTAGTGAAGAATGGTCGGCAAGCATTAGCAATTGCATTAAGCGAGGCAGGTGTGCCCATAAAGCAAAAAGATGCGAGCGAAGCATATTTAAAAGCTTATGTAGAAACGTTCCAAGAGGATCGAGGAGATGCTGAATCATTTTCCCCGCCATCGTCCGTACGGGCCGCAGCGCGTCGTGGGCTGGAACTACGCAAGAAGTATGGCAAAGGAGGCTTAACCACGCAGGAAGCCGGCAAGCAAGGCATTGGCAGCGGAGTGGCGAGAGCCACAAGTCTGGCTAATGGTCAATCGATAAGTTATGAAATAGTTAAGCGCATGGCTGCGTTTTTCTCCCGCCATGAAAAGAATAAGAGCGGCGGCGAAGATGATGCTGGCTATATAGCTTGGCAATTATGGGGAGGCGATGCAGGTAGGTCATGGGCGAATCGCATCATTAAGATGGTAGAAAGCCGTCAATCAAAACCATGAGCGAATACGTCCGCGTCATTGAAGAAGAAGAGGAAGGCATTGGCACGATGAAGGCATTGGCAATCCTTTCAGCTAATGAGCATCGCAGCACCACTCAATGGCGTTTAATTGAAGAGCAGCATTTCAAGAATGGTCGTCTAGACGAAACACACATTTTCATTAAAAGTTTTTACGATAAGCCTGACGAGCATTTTGAAGAAAGCAAGTTCTTGGTTTTTGAAGCTGAAGCAATAGCTAAAGCTTACGTGATGGCAGGCATTGAAGATCAATTGGCTGAATTGCGTGATGATGATGAAGATGATGACTAACTAGCAGTGGCTGATACCACAAAAGTGGGATAGCCAAGCAGGTACAGAATAGAAAGTTGAAACACTGAACTAAGTGTACGAATTTGAGCGCAATCAGGAGATATCGTTCCTCGTTCCATGCGTGAAATAGTAGTTTGATCACAATGTAAAATCTGTGCAATATCTTGCTGTGACATACCAGAATTCAATCGTGCTTCTTTCATGCGATTACCAATTACTTGCCTACTTTCCTGAATAGTAATATTTGGTGCTTTTAGTCGAGTGGTAAGCCTGCGATGTTGAATGTGTTGCATTTCCAGGCAGTATATACTAAGTTAGTCTATCTTACAGTGGATTCTTTGATATAGTATTGACATGAGCGACACTTGCTTCCGTTACGATGTAGCGCCGATTGACAAGTATGAGCTAACCCCTGAAGGTTATCTTCGTGCTTGGGCAACCATCGCTCGCACTGGTGTACAACAGTACACTGATGCCGATGGTTCAATTCGTCGTGAATATCGCCCGGAGGCAGAGGTGGCCTCTCCTATTAGCTTGGCCTCGTTTGCGGGCAAAGCAATTACTCTTGAACATCCATCAGTTCTTTTAGATAGTTCCAACACAAAGGATTATCAAATTGGCTTCACTAGCACTGAAGTGGTTTATGACAACGGCTTTGTTCGTGCAGTTATGACAATCACTGATAAGGATGCTATTGAACGCATTATGCGTGGTGATGCAAAGGAGGTCAGCGCTGGTTATCGTGTCAATTATGAGGCGATTCCTGGTGTGACTGATAGTGGTGAAAATTACGATGGCATCCAAAAAGATATCAACGGAAATCACATTGCTGTTGTTCGCCGGGGCCGGGCTGGCCCGCAAGTGAAGCTACATCTAGATCGTCTAGATGCTGCCGATCCTTCTTTATTTACTCCCATTGAGGAACCATCTATGACTGCAAAAGTCAATTTTGATGGCGCTGAGTTTGAGGTGACTGAGAGCGTAGCGCTAGCGATCACTAAAGAACGAGATGACGCCAAAATGTCCTACGCGGACATGAAGAAAAAGTACGATGGCATGATGGCAGAAGCTTCCAAAATGAAGGAAGAAATGGATGCCATGCACAAGGAAATGAAAGGTAAAGTTGATGCTGCTGAAGGACGTGCTGATGCACTTACTGAAGAAGTAGACAGCCTTAAAGGTGAATTATCCGAAGCGCAAAAAACAAATGTTGACAGCCTTGTTAAAGAGCGTATTGCGCTAATCGATAAAGCTCGTCCTTCTCTTGATGCTGCTTTTGATTTTACTGGCAAAACTGCTCGTGAAATCATGGAAACTTCCATCAAAGCCGTTCGTAGTGATGCTGATTTATCGGACCGTTCCGATGATTATGTAACTGCTATGTTCGACACCTTAGCTGAATCAACCTCCCGTGGCGATTCTGCTGCTACAGAAGAACTGCGTAAAGCTGTTGCTTCTCTTGTTTCTCCAATGTCTGCACCTTCGTCCTACATGGACAAATTGCAGAACGCTTGGAAATCCCCTCTCTCCGTCTCTAAGGAGCGCTGATCCATGGCTGTAACTTTTACCACGTCAGGGACTGCTTCTGCTGGTGGTGTGCAACAGAGCTATGCTCTTGCGCAAACTGCTTTGCTGGAAGGCCAACTCTCTGATATTCGCGACAATACCATTGGCACCTATGTCAACGAAACTGCAGTTGTACTGCCTTTCGGTGATGTACAAGTGTTCAACTCTGCTGGCACCGTAGCTAATTCTGCTAAGACCCTTTCGGCTAGTGGCGATACCGTTGTTGGTATCAATGTTCTCACTTATGTTGATGAAACCGCTTTGAATAGCGATAACCGTCCTGGCGTGAAAATCGACCAAGTGCTTAACGTTGCTAACGAAGGTTCAGTTGCTGTCTATGTGACTGGTGCCGTCACCCCTGCATCCGTTGTTCGTGTGTTGTTCTCAGCAAGTGGCACAGGTAAGGCTGGTCAATTCAGTCATGCTTTTGCTTCAGGTAAGACTTCCCGTCTTTCTAATGCTCGTTTCCTTTCTACTAC